CATCATTACAAGATGGTGACTTATGGTTTAACAACAGTAACGATGACTTACGTGTTTGGAACGGAAGTGCGTGGGCTATTATTACACCGGCTCAGTCTGTTCTTGATGACGTAGCTATTGTTTCTGGAGCTATAACATACAGCGAAGATTTAGGTCTTATAAGTGATGCTGTTACTACAGGTAGTTCTAACGGTTCGTTAGATATTGTTGCAGACACTATAGAAGATGAAGCAACATTTACTGTTACTGCTGGTCACAGTCCACATAAATTTATTATTGATGGTGTAGATAAACCAGCTCTTACATTATATAAAGGTTGGACATATACATTTGATGTAAGTGATTCGTCTAATGGAGCTCACCCATTAAGATTCTATGCTGGTAGTTCACAGTACTCAACTAACGTAACTGTTACTGGTACTCAGGGACAAGCTGGTGCAAAGGTAGTTATTAAGATTCCAGAAACACAACCATCCAATTTCCAGTACTACTGCACAAACCACAGTGGAATGGGTAACACCATCACTGTTAAAGATGACCCAATAAAAACTCTTTCAGATATAAGTGCGAACATAGTATCAGTAGCTAATAACAGTACAAATATAAATTTAACTGCTGGTTCTATTGGCAATGTAAATACAGTTGGTGGGGTTATAGCAGATGTAAACAGATATGCTAATGAGTACAAAATTTCTGGTACTGCACCATCTGGTCCTAGTGCTGGTGATCTTTGGTTTGATACTAGCAACAATGTATTAAAAAATTACAACGGTAACGCATGGTTAGGAATTACATCTAACTCAGGTATAGCTGACGTAGTTGATGACACCTCTCCACAACTAGGTGGAGCTTTAGATGGTCAAAACAACAACATGACTAATATCGGCACTATAGACGGTGCAAACTTACAACTCGATTTCGGTACACTTTAAATGGCAAAATTATTAAAATTAAGACGTGGTACTACAACTCAGCACGGGTCATTTACTGGTGCTGAAGGCGAAGTAACTATAGATACCACAAAAGATACTGCTGTCGTACATGACGGTAGTACAGCAGGAGGAAGACCTCTTGCAAGACAAGATATGAACAACGTACCCGCAGGAACTATTATGGGTACGCAGCTTGAAAACTCAGGCGTAACTGCTGGTCAATATGGTTCTAGCTCTGCTATTCCTATCGTTACAGTTGACGCTCAAGGTCTAGTTACAGCAGCTTCAACAACTGCGATTGACAGCACAACTATTGCAAACGGAACATCAAACGTAGCAGTAGCAAACAACGGAGATATTACAGCAACAAGAGGTGGTACAGCTAGACTTGTAGTGGATGGTGATGGTGTTGACGTAACAGGAAACATCACAGCAACTGGCAATGCGACAATAAGCGGTACAAACCTAAACATGTCAACTGCCTATATTGACTTTAGTGGTTCATTAGGTTCAGCTCCTACTACAGCAGCAGCAATTTATAGACCAGCAGATAATTCGTTAGCAGTTTCTACTGGAAATAGTCAAAGATTATTAGTTAATAATAGTGGTGCTACAGTAACAGGAAACATCTCAGCAACTGGTACTGCTACTGTTTCTCAAACTGTAAGCATAGAAGGAACTTCACCAACACTTAATTTGACAGATTCAAATGCTAATAGTGATTTTAAATTAAATGTAGATGGTGGGTTATTTCAGATAAGAGATGCAACTAATGATGCTTACAGATTAAAAATAGCTTCAGACGGTACTGTTGATATTGGTCAAAACTTAAATGCTTTAGGTGGTCTTGACGTAACAGGAAACATCACAGTTACAGGAACAGTTGACGGTGTAGACGTAGCAACTAGAGACACATTATTTGGTGGTCTAACATCTAGCTCTGGAGTACTTAGTAACGGTGTAACTGCAACAACACAGGCTGCATCTGACAACAGTACAAAAGTTGCAACAACTGCATATGTAACAACTGGTATTGCTAACGCTCAAGCCTTTCCATCAGGAACAAAGATGCTCTTTCAACAGACATCAGCTCCTACAGGTTGGACAAAAGTAACAAGTGGTGTAAACAACAAATCACTTAGAGTTGTATCTGGAACTGTTGGTTCCGGTGGTAACGTTGCATTTACAACTGCCTTTGGAAGTAGAGGAATAACAGCTAACGCTGGTAATACAACTCAAGGCGGTAACATTTCAGTTGCTAACACAACAGCCGGTGGTAACGTATCTATTTCTAGTGTTTCAACATCTGGAACAGTAAACAGTCACACACTGTCTAGTAACGAAATGCCTTCTCACCGTCACAACGTAAGAGGTAACTCACAAGGAAACTACTGGGGACAGCAAAACAGTGGAGCTGGTTGGCACCAAATACCAAACTACTCGTGGAGAAATGCTAATCAACAGTACACTTCTGGTCCTTATACCGCTTTCTATACAGAAAACGAAGGTGGTGGTGGCGGTCACTCACACGGATTTAGTGGAAGTTCACACAACCACACCGGTACATTAAGTGGTTCTGCACATACACACAACGCTTCATTTACTGGTAGTGCACACAACCACAGTATTTCTGTGACTAACTTAGATATGCAAGTTGAATATTTAGACGTAATAATTGCAAGTAAAGACTAATGATTGATTCCACCTTAATTACAGACCCTTACATTTATGTAGAAGATAATGTTTTATCTAAATTTAGATGTGAGGAAATAATTAATAAATATGAAAATGATGAAAACATCATACAAGGCTCAACAGGTCTGGGAGTAGATCTTGATATAAAAAATAGCAAAGATATGCACGTATCTTTTGCCCAACAAGATTGGTCAGAAGAAGATAAATTGTTTGCTAAAATAATTTCTTCAGGACATAATAATTATTACGATCACTTAAATAGAGAAAGTAATTTTACTTATTTTACTAATCCACAAAACAGACATTTATATGGTCCACACCATAAAGCAGACTTAGAATTGTTTGATACTGGTTATCAAATTCAAAAAACAGAACCCGGAAACGGGTATGTTTGGCATGATGATTTTTCATTAGATGTTAATCAGCTAAGATATTTAACTTTTATTTTGTATCTTAATTCAGTAGAAGAAGGTTGGACACAATTTTATAACGGTAATCAAATATCTCCGAAAGCTGGAAGATTAGTATTTTTTCCAGCTACTTGGACTTATGTACATCAAGGCTATCCACCAAAACAAACTAAATATTTAATGACAGGGTGGATGCACACTAAAAATAAAACAGACAACAATGGCAAAACTTGAACAAGGTAAACTCTGTCCTTTAATCGGAGAAGATTGTAGAAAACTAGAATGCTCTTGGTACACCAAAATTGCTGGAGTTAATCCACAAACCGGAGAATCAGTAGAAGAGTGGGGATGTGCAGTTGCATGGATACCTTTTCTGCAAATGGATAATACAAAAATTACTAATCAACAAGGAGCTGCGGTTGAAAGTTTTAGAAATGAAGTACTTAATATTATGGGTCCTGTTGCAACTATAAAACCCTTAGACGAACCAAAATTAATTAGCGTAAATGAAATTGACAATAATAGCTGACGATAAATTAGTCAGCAAAGATGGGGTAGGTTATTCCGGATTACCTTTAAAAGATTTCCCATCAGATGTGTGGGCTGTTCAATGGGATGGCTCTAAAGGCACTGTTGAAAAACGTGATTTGTCTGTTACTGAAATAACTGACATAACACCATATAATGCTTGGATTACTGAGTGGGAAACCGCAGCTAGTATACCTACTCCAGAAACTACTTTAGCTGAATTTAGAGAATGGAGAAATAATCTATTAGCTGAATCAGATTGGACAGTATTACCTGACAGCCCTTTATCTGCGGAAAAACAAGCAGAATGGAAAGTATACAGACAAAAATTAAGAGATCTTCCAGCTAATACATCAGAACCTTATCGTGTCGACATACGATCAGATATACCTTCCTGATATAAAAATACCTCCGGTCCAAAAAATAGAAACAATCTCTATACCTCTACCTACAGCAGACGTACCATCATACATTCCTATGGTGGTACCGCCTAGTGATTTAGAAGCTCCAGAAGGAGTACAGGCAGAGGCAAAAGATGAACCGGAAGCAACAGGTATAAGAAAAGTAGACATACCGTTTACAGATCTAAAAATGCCTGTCCCGGAAAACGAAATATTAGTAACGGCTGGGACAACTGCGGTTGTCTCTGTAGCAGCCACCCTTACAGCTACAGCAGCTTTTAAATGGGCGGTTACTGCATTAAAACCAATACTAAAAACAGCATGGAAGAAGTTAAGCCAATTAAAGGGCAACCAAAAAGTTTCCTAAAAAGACTAAAAGAAGGTGTAGATGACCATGAAGAACAGATGGCAGTACTTGGCGCAGCAGTGCGTTTAGGTGTAGTTATCTGGTCAGGTTTCATTATTACCTTAAGTTATGTCGAACTACCAATGATTAAAAAGTCAGCTACAGCAGGCGATATCACGTTCGTAGCCTCGATTTTTACGGGCGCACTAGCCACGTTCGGGCTGTCTACGGGAAATGGTAATGGTAAAAACAAAGACAAAGATAAACCTAAAGCATGAACCACCAAATTATTGATAATTTTTTACCCAATCATTTATTTATTCCATTAAAAAGTGAAATAGTTAATAACAAATATTTTTCTTGGAATTATATGTCTTCTCTTAACAGTGAGCAAAAAACAACTGACCTTAGTATGTATTTAATACATATGGTTTATTTTAAGCATACACCAGTTTCACCACTTTGGGAAAATTTAACACAAGCTGTAGAGCTGCTACCAGAGTTGAAAGCACTTATAAGAATAAAAGTAAATTTTTATCCTGTGACTTCAACTTTAACTG